CCAAGCTCAAGTGACGTGGACGAATACGGCGACCAACGACGGATCAACTTCGGACGAGCTCGTTATGCAGTCGCTCAGCGATGATCGCGGGACTGTGTCGCTCACGGCCGTGAAAGCCATCTACATCCGCAACAAGTCCGCCACCTACAGCCTCAGTGTGACAGTGGATAACTGGACCTCTCTTGATCCAACGCTGTATCCGTTCAACCTGCTTTTGCCTCCAGGAGGCTGCTGCGTATACGCGAACCCAACGGCCACAGGGTGGACCACCACGGCCAGCAGCGCGATCAACATCATTTCACAGGGTGAAGGGCAAAGCGTCGAGTACGACATTCTGCTAGTTGGCGAGGGCTCGGCATAGCCATGGACGCCGGCAAGCTCCGCGAGCGAGTCACAGTGCAGCAGGCGTCAGAGAGCCGCAACGCTCTTGGCGAGACTGTGCAGACGTGGGGAACCTACGCCACCGTCTGGGCCAGTGTCGAAGGCATCTCGTCTCGCGAGGCTCTGTATGCTGGGCAGCAACAAATATCCATTTCGCACAGGGTGCTGATCCGATACCTGAGCGGACTGACGCAGAGCATGCGGCTTCAGTGGCGTGGCCGCACGCTGGAGATCGTCAGCCTGCTTGAGCACCGCAACCGCAGCGAGCACGAGCTGCTGTGCCAGGAGGCTGCGTAGATGGCCGTTGCTGGCGTCAATCTTTCGCTCGACGCCTCTGAGCTGCTGAAGCTCCAGGCTTCGCTCGGCAAAGCGTTTGACAACAAAGGGCTTTCCGACATCCTCGGCGATGCTTTGGAAAAAGCGTTGTTTCCGGCACAGCTGCGGCTGCGCGAGAACACGCCTGCCGGGCCAACCGGCAACCTCAAGAGGGCGGTGAATACCAAGATCGTGCGGTACCCACGGGATGGCAATGCTGTTGGCCTGCTTGGCTACAACCGCTCCGGCAAGGCGGACTCAGCAGCAGTGGGGCAGCCTGGCACCGTGCGGCTTGGGCCTGATCGTGCATTTCACCAGTGGCTTGTTGAGTTCGGCACAAAGAAGCGGCCGATCACCACAGTTGCCACAAAACCATACCAGCGTCGCGCCCATACTCGACGCATGAAATCCGGCCTTGTCGCCCAGATCCGCGAGCACACCGTGCAAGCCGGGCAGGGTGCGATGATTGCCTCAAGCCTCGGCAGCCGTGGCCCGTTCGCCATTACCAAGGACGGCAAAGGAATCCAGACGCAGAGCGGCGGATTCTTCAAGAAGGGCAAGAAAGGCCAGACGCTTGTGATTGAGGCGATGCCGGCTGGCGGAAATGGGGAGCCACCGCTGCGTAAGACGTGGAACGAGTACCAGGGCAAAGTGGCTACGGTGCTACAGCAGGAACTCCGTATCTCGCTGGAGCGTGCGTTGGATTCGCTCACGTATAGCAGCACCGGCAGCGTGACTGGTGCCACCATCCAAGCAGGAGGCTAGCCGTGCTGAAGTCACCAGAGCAGGCAGCCGCTCGAGCACTGGCGGCCGATCCAGCCGTGGCCCTGATCCTCGGCCAGCGGATCTGGCCCGTGATCGCACCGGCATCTGCCTCGCTGCCGTTTGCCACCTGGCGTCGCACGGCTGTCACGCGATCGCAAGGGCTGTCGGGGCCGATCGGTGCAGCCACTGTGCAGTTGGCCGTTGACGTGTTCGCCACCACCTACGAAGAGGCCCGCGAGGCGGCAGACAGAATCCGCTCTGTTCTGGATGGCTGGGGTGGTGCTGTCTCAGAATACGTAAGCGTTCGGAACGTCACGCTCGACGGCGAGAGCGACGGGTTCGTGCAACTGGCAGGCGGCGATCTGCCAGCGGTGTATCAAGTTACACAGACCTATTCAATCCTCTGGCAGGAGATTTAGCAGATGGCCTTTGAAACCCCGCACGACGGCTCCGGCACTGTACTCACGTGGAAGAGCACCACCTACACCGTCACGAACGTCGTTGTTTCGGCCACCGATCCGACTGCAACCGAGGACAAGATCAACGTTTCGCACCTCGGCCAGACTGCTGGCGAGACGGCCAAGACGCTTGACCTTCCGCTGGCCGGTGCTGCGTCTGGCGACACTGGGCAAACGGTGCAGTTCGACTACATCGGCAAGACGCTCATCGCCGACAAGGAAACCGGCACCATCGCCATCACGGTTGGCGGCACTTCGCTGCTGAGCCGGGCCGGCACGGTGCAATCGTCCACGCTGACGCTGGCGACGCAGGACGCGATCCGAGGCCAGGCCACGATCCGTATTGCCCGTAGCTAGTCCGTGACGGAGGCCCGTCATGGCGACCTACGCAACGGGTATCACGGCCACGTGGAACAGCGTTGACTTCGGTGAGGTCACCGAGCTCAAGGTGACGCACGGCGGCTCGCTGCCCATGGCACGTGCCAGCACGTGGACGCTTGACGTTGGCACTATAGAGATAGCGTGCCTGACTACGGCGAACATCTCAGTGGCTAACTACGGAAAGCGGGGCACCGTCACCATCGCTGGTGGCGGCCTCGCATACTCCGGGACGGCTGTGCTTGAGAAGTTCACGCTGTCGGGCGTGGTCAACGACGTTGCCCGCTACGCGGTAACGTTACGCATCCAAGGGTGAACCATGCTCAGCGTTTCAGAACTGGCGGCACAGATTCTCGCGGCAGACGATCTGCCCGTGCTCAAGGTGACGGTGCGGGAATGGAAAGGCGCGGACGGCAAGCCGCTCGTGCTCGGCATTCGCGTGATGACCGTTGAGGAGCGTGACTCGTACGAGAAGGAGTGGATCGGAAACAAGGAGCGTGGCATCGACAACTTCCGCACGAAGTATCTGGCCCGCTGCCTGTGCCATCCCGAGAGCGGCGAGCGGCTCTTTGACGAGGCTGGCATTGAGAGCCTGGCGAAGAAGTCGGCGGCCATTGTGTCGAAGCTCTTCGACAAAGCCATGAAGCACAACAACATGACCGAGACTGACGTGGAGGAACTGGCAAAAAACTAAGCGTCCGCCACACGAGACGGTTTCTGTTTCGTCTGGCGGGCCACTTGGGAATGACGGTGCGGGAGCTGTCCCGCCGCATGGATTCGCAAGAGCTCTCGGAGTGGATCGCGTTCACGCGGTACTTCCAAGCCTTGCCTGATCCGTGGCGGCAGACGGGTCTGCTGACAAGTGCGGTGCTTGCTCCGTACTCGCCGGCTGGCAAGGCCCCCAAGGCCGAGGACTTCAACCCGATTGAGAAAGCCCCGCAGCACGAGACACAGATGAAGGCCGAGCTTCAGAAACTGCTGGCCTTCGCAAACGACTAAGCCATGGCCAACATTCTTTCACTCGCGCTGAAGGTAAACGCCGACGCCTCTGGCGTGGTGAAGAATCTGACGCCGGCCGAGCGGGCGTTGGAGAATCTGGCGAAGCAGGCTGGAAAATCAACTTCTGCGTTTGACGCTCTGGCAAAAGGCAGTCAAGCGGCGGCCGACGCTCAGGCTGCACTAAACGAAAAGTTTAATACGCTGGCCCAGCAGCTGCAGGGCGGACTCAACGCTCAGGCGTATGCCGACCAGTTTGCGGCATTGCAGGAAGAGGTTCGCAATACCGCCGACGCCTTTGCGGAAGGTACTCGAGTTACTGAAGAAATGCGGACTGCTGAAGAGCGGCACGCACAGCAACTTGCAAAGCTTGACGCATTGCTGGCAAAGAATGCGATTAGCGAAGAGACGCACACGAGGGCGGTTGCCAAGGCTGACGCAGCGTTGCTTAAGGCGTCCACCTCTGCGGACAAGTTCGCTGACGAAACAACGCGGGCTGCGGCGCAAGGGCTTAAGTTCAACGAGATCAGCGGAATCTTCGCCGCACTGCCAGGCCCGCTTGGAAACATTGCTGGACGCTTCTCTGGCCTCGCGAGTGCAGCCGAGGGGCTCGGCCGCGTGTTTAATGGCGGGCTCAACGCTGGCATCAGCACTCTGGCCTCGCAGTTCTCGTCGCTGCTCGCGCCAGCCAATATTGCCGTGGGGGCGTTTGGTGCAGCAGTTGCTGGGACTACCGCATTAGTTCGTGGGCTTGGCGACCTTGAAGGACGCATTGAGCAGCTGGGCAACGCTGCCTTGCGGCTTGGTACAGACTTCCAGACCATCCAAGTGCTCAACGAGGCTGCGTCTCGCAGCGGCGTTGCCATTGACGCCCTTACTGCTGGCATTCAGAAGCTGGCCGTGAACATCAACGAGGCCCGCAGCGGAACAGGCAAGGCCGCAGAAGCATTCCGAGAGCTCGGCATCACGCAGGAGCAACTGGCGACACTAGATCCGGCGACACTTGCCCAGGAAACAGCAGCAGCACTTCAGCGGATTGAAGATCCAGCACGCCGTGCCGCGTTGGCCACAGAGACGCTAGGCAAGGCCGGGCTCACGCTTTTGCCAGGGTTTAATGCCATTGGCGAAAGCGAGGCATCGCTCAAGCGATTTGCCGCTGCAATCAGTGACGTTGACCAGGGCCGAATCAGTTCGCTGGGCCAAGCATTTGACAACGTCAAAACGTCAATTCTGGGTCTTGGTCAAAACGTCTTGCTTCCGTTTGCTGGGGTTGTTGAAGGCGCATCGAATCTTGCTGCAGATTCTATTGGCACAGTGAGCAGGGTAGCGCAGGCGACTGGTGCGGTCCTCACTCCTGTTCTGGACACGGCCGGAAAAGGTCTAAGCGTTCTAGGCGACGGATTGGCGTACGTAAACGGAGTCTTTGATTCATTTTTCGGCAGCACTGAAAAGGCCGTAGAGAACGCCAACGAGTTCCGCGTTGAAGTCCAAGAGGACACAAAGGCACTTGAGGAACTTGCCAAGGCAATTGAATCAAGTAACGACGCACTCAACTCTGCAATCAACAAGGCCGCAGAGTTCGGGCAGGCTGGCTTTGATGCTGCCTATCAGTTCCAGCAGGCTCTCGCAGACTTGAAGGAGCAGGCAGCGGAAGATAACTACAACAGCGAGCAATACGCCAGGGCCGTTGCCAACGCCACGGCTGAGTACGAAAAGCAAATCAAGGCGATTGAGAAGGTTGCGGACGCGACCAAAAAGGCTGCAGACGAAGCGGCGAAAAAGGCTGAGGCAGACAAGAAGCGTATTGAGGAGCTTCTGAACCCAAACGATTCTGCAGCCGAGGTGCAGGCCGATATCAATCGGGCGATTGAGCAGCAGGCGGAAGCGGAGAAGCAGCTGGCCGCTGCCCGTGCTGCAGGCGACAAAGAATCAGCTGACGCAGCTGCGTCGCGTCTGGCCCAGTTGGATCAACTGCGAACCAAGCTTGAAGACCAGTCGCAAGCAATCAGCCAAGGTTTTGCGGATGGCTTCTCTGCTGCGTTCAACAACACGGCTGAAAGCATTTCTGGCCTTATTGATAAGGCTGCCCAGTTCGGCAACGCTGGTGCCGAAGCTGCAATGAGGCTGCAAGAAGGTGTGGCACTGGTTCAAGAACAAACCAGAGACGGCATTATTCTTTCTAGCGATGTCTACGAAAAAGAGATTGGCAGGCAGCGTGCCATCTTTGAGGAAAGACTCGCGCAAATTGAACAGCAAAAACAGGCTGAGCAGCAGGCAAAGGCCGCTGTGTTTCAGCTGGAGGTTGATGCAAATCAGCGGGTAAACGAGTTCATCGCCCAGCGAACGCAAGCCGAGGTTGCTGGTGCTGAGCAAGCAGCCGCTCGACGCCAGCAGGCCGCATTCAACATTGAGGCTATTGAGCAGCGAATCGCCCTTGAACGCCAGTCGCTTGAGGCGGCACGCGAGCAGAACGACATGAACGCTGCACGGGCTGCGGTGCAGAGGATTGATTTACTGAAGGACGCGCTGAGCGTTGAGCAGCAAATCGCAAACGGCCGCGAGCAGGAACTGCAAAAGCAACAGCAGTTGATTGAGAATCAGCAGCAGTTTCAGCGTCAGCAGCAGGCCGCAGTACAGGCGTACCAGCAACAGCAGCAACAGGCACAGCAAGCCTACGCCCAGGAGCAGGCCCGAATATTTGAGGAGCAGCGCAAAGCCGCTGAGGCCGAAGCCAAGCGGCAGGAAGAGCGGCTTCGCAAACTCAACACACTGGGCCAGCAGTCCGTGAGCGTGTCCGACGTGCGTACCACCGAGGGTGCAAACCTTGTCGTGGCACTGGCCGCCAACGCTCAAGACCCGGCACTAATCCAGGCACGGCTGCAGACGAAGTACCTCGAGCGTATTTCTGGCGGCATTGCCCAGGCCGCAGCTAACTACTTCAACACGCCCGTCGCCATCGTCGGCTATGCGAGGATGAACTAATGGGCATTGAGAAAGTCACAGAGCTGCCGCGTGTGTTCGAGAACGAGCTTGCCGGAAGGCCGCGAGCCGTTCGCAGTTGGGCAATCACGCTGTCGAGCGACACGCTTCAGAACAACCCAACGACGCACCTGGCGGTTCTGACGCACGCCGATATTGCTCTGAGCAACTACGGCACCGCACATCCTGAGTTTTCTTGGCTCGGTGCTCGGAAAGTCACCATCACTGAGCGGCACGATGACTCGCCGTACCACATTCTGCTGGTTGCAGAGTATGGCGTTGTCTCGGCAAACGAGCTGCTATCTCCGCTGAGCCGCTCGCCTGAATGGTCTTTTGAGTCGCAGCCGGCACAAGTGGCTGCGTTGACGTACTGGGATGGAGCAACACGCCGCCCGCTCACAAACGCTGCCGGCGATTACTTTGAAGGCTTAATGGCCGACGAGCAGATGGTGCGGGCTCGCATCAAAAAGAACCTCGCCAACTTCGCAGCCGTCACGCCGTTGATCGCCGCCACGAACAAGATCAACTCGGATCAGTACCTCGGGTGTGCCGTCAACACATGGAAATGCGCAGGCGTGAACACCGAGTTCACGACCGAGGTCTACAACAACACCACGCATTCCTACTGGGCCACGACGATTGAACTGCAGTTTCGCCAGAGCGGCTGGAATCTGTATCTGCCAAACGTCGGATGGAACTACATTGATGGCGGCCAGAAGCGACGCTCCATGGTGTTTGACTTTGAAAACGGCGAGTGGGTTGCGTCCGCCAATCCTGTTGGCCTTACGCTTCAAGGCGGCCTAAACCTCACCGGAACTCCTGTGATCCTTGAACGTCGCATCAACGAAGAAGCGTCGTTCGTGTCTCTGTTTGGATCGCCGCAAAACTGATGGCCAAGCGTGCTCGAGATCCTGTGCAGTTCACGCTTGAGTCGGCCGAGCGTATCGCCAGCGTTGTGCGCGAGGCTGAGACGGCACCGCCAGCGGCGTTCCCGCTAACGTTTGCAAAGCGGTTTGCTGAGAACGCCCCACGCCAAGTTCGTGCCGCGACGTTCTCCGGTGCGTGGCCAATTGGTTCGGCGAAGACCGTCACGTTCAAGTACGCACCAACCGCCACGGCAAGCGTCACAAACCTTTCGTGGCCTATCACCTCGTCTGGCTATACAGCAGAGAACTGCATCGTTGGCAAGGACGGAACGAACTGGTGGCTGGTTGTGCCGGTGCTTGAGGCAAGGACATCGTTTTTCGTCGCTCAAACGGCGAGCAGAACGTACTGCGACGGTGCATCAAGGCAGAATGTTGTTTCTGATGTGAGCATCAGCGCAACTCTTAATACCAACAACTGCTCAATTACGATTGGCAAGACTGTCACAACAGCGACCGTGAATGTAGTGACAACGACGGCGACGGCCATTTTCCTCTTGGATGGATATACCTCGTCGTTTCTCCGCGTGCGAGTCCCGTAATGGCGTGCATCTGCTGCGGTCCGACTGGATGCAACGGCGGTCGCATACCGCGAGAGGTGTCAGTTTCTTTTACGCTTGGCGACGAGTTATACAGTAACTACCCAGAAGGAGAATGTCCGACTAACGGGTTCCGGTCGATGATTGACGGAACCAAAGTATGCAATCTGATTTCCTACACTGGATTGATTGCTTATTACAGCAGCCAGACTCCTTCTTCGGGAATAAATCTCGATATAAGTTGGGCGTGCAACGGACTCAACTTCTTCGGTCTCAAGACTGCTGTGCTTAGTTGGACGCGATGCGGCACGCCTGATGAAACTTGCTACAGGTACACGAACTTCCAGATAGCTACGCGGGCATCTAACTGGCTTTACCCAATGCCAAACCTGCTTGGACTTACTCCGGGCTCATCGCAGTCTTTTTCGCTAAGCGTTACCGACAACAGCGTCACCGGATCGCTTGGGTACTCCGATATCTTTGTAAACTGCGGAGAGCGTCCGTTGTATACGAAAGCCTTTAAGGCCGAGATTGTTGTGCAACCTATATGGTGACGAACTGCGACTTTCACGATGACGGGGTGACGTTGGTATGCCAGCGATGCGGATACTCGATATCTCATGTTCGTCGGCCTGTGTATCGGGTGTGCAGTGCAGGAAGCGACAACGTGTGCCCGAGGTGCGGCACCGAGCTCCACGCTCTCCTTCGCGATTGGCTCGGCATTGAGCCAACACCAGACTGCCCGTGCCGTAGCATGGCAGCCAAGATGGACCGCCTCGGGCCTGATTGGTGCGAAAGCGACGAGGGCATGGCTGAGATTCTCGGCGTGATGCGAACCGAACATGAGAAGCGGCAAGCCGAGGGCACGACGATTTTGCCGTGGACGGACTTAGGGGCTCGGCAGCTCGTTCTGCTTGCCTGCCGCAGGGCACGTGCCAAGGCGGCTGGTTGACGCCCCTGCCATAGTCGGGCGAAAGGAGTCTGCCCGTGGCCGGCGATCACGTTTTCACGTTGAACGGTGACGAGCGGTGGCTTGTCCGCTTCACCGATCTCAAGGGCCAGGCGTACGGCTACACGTTCTCGCAGAAGTCAAAGCGGCCACGCATTCTGATTCACGACGGGCTTCGAGGCCGGCACCGGCTCACGATCATCGTGCACGAGCTGCTCCACGCTCTGTACCCAACAGCCAGCGAGGAGCACACCGAGCAGGCCGGAAAGGACATCGCCAAGGTGCTCTACAGCCTCGGATACCGGGAGGTGCAGGATGGCGGGGGCTGACGCAATCACAGAGATGGCCCGCCGCCTATGTCGGGCACACCCAGACGCACCGTCACGCACGTTGGCTCGACGCCTAGTCAGAGAGTGCAACAACGCCATCACGTTGCGGCAGGCGACGCTGCGGATTGCTAGGCAGTTCGGCGTGCAGGGAAAGCACGCCCGGAAGAACGTGAAGGCCGTGGCACCGCGCCCCAAGCGTAAGGCTGGCGAAGTGATCGCCATACCCAAGAGCATGGCCGAGGCGTGGACGCCGCACGTCATGAAGGTGCTAGGGCCGGTGGGAATCATCAGTGACGTGCATGTGCCGTATCACTCTGAGATTGCCGTGGCCGCTGCCATCGGGTTTCTAAAGGAGCAGAACCTCTCGGGCCTTCTGTTGAATGGAGACATTGCCGACTTCTATGCCATCAGTCGCTACATGAAGGATCCGACGCAGCGAGACTTCAAAGGCGAGCTCGAGGCGGTGCGTGCGTTCGTGGCCTACGTGCGGCAGGAGTTTCCCGGCATCCCGATCGCCTACAAGCTCGGCAATCACGAAGAGCGTTGGACGCACTGGCTGTGGCAGCACGCCGCAGAGATCAGCGACGATCCGCGCATGAGCCTCGGGGCATGGCTGGATTTCGACAAACACAACATCACGCTGGTTGAGGATCAACGGCCCGTCATGCTCGGGAAGTTGCCGGTGTTTCACGGCCACGAGTTGCCACGCGGCATGGCCGCACCCGTGAACGTGGCCCGAGGCGTGTGGATGCGAATGAAGGGCACAGGGCTCGTCGGACACCATCACCGCACCAGCAATCACGCTGAGAGCGATTGGCGGCACACCGAAACGGCCAACTGGTCTGTCGGCTGCCTGTGCGATTTGACGCCCGAGTATTCACGGGTGAACGCTTGGAACTGGGGCTTTGCCGTCTGCACCGTTCACGAGCGTGGTGCGTTCGACGTGCATAACTATCGAGTCATGGGTGACGGCACGGTGCGATCGGCTTGACGCAAGAAATACGCTGGCGGTTTTCTTACCGAAAGGAAGCCCATGAGCCCATCGATAGCTGAAGCCAACGACGCACTCCGCACCGCAGTCCAGCAACGCCGCGAGGCCCAGGCCGCCGGCAAGCCGCATGAGGCGTGGTACGGCGAGCCCGACAGGCACATCGCAGCGGACATCGCCCACGACGCCACACGTCTGACCGACGAGGATCTGCAGCAGCAGATTGATGACCACCACCTGCACCGGGCCGGGCTCACGCAGGACGAGCTCGACGATGCCCTGGAGCGGCTGGCCGGCGACGGCATCATGCACGTGCAGCGGCCGGGTTCGCTGCCGTTTCTTGAGTTGCTCGAGGAACTGCGGACGCTCCACCTGAGCAAGTCGCAGGACTACGGCAGCGAGTCGGACCCGCTCGCCAACATCCGCCAAGGTGCCGAGTTCGTGGGCATCGAGCCATGGCGAGCGTGCATGGTTCGCATCGCAGATAAGGTGCAGCGGCTGAAGACGTACTGCCGCACCGGCCGGCTCGTCCACGAAGGCGTGCGCGACACGCTGCTGGATCTCGCGGCGTATAGCCTGCTGGGCATCGTGCTGTTCGATGAGGGCGGCCGTGGCTGAGCCGCTCACGAACGACGATCTCGTCACGATGGAGCAGGCCGCCCGCCGGTTCAGCGGGGCGTACACAGGAACGAGCGGCACGCTGGCCGGCTACGTGATTCTGCTGCTCAAGGAACTGCGGCGGCTGCAGGCCGAGCTGCAGCTGATGGCGGTGGCGAAGGCGATGAAAGAAAATCTGCCTCGTTGTTCTTACGAGGACTGATCCGGGCCGGGCTTGAGCGGCGGCGTGTTCACCCTTTCCACGCCGTCGCTCGCCCGTGCCGGATTACGCCGCCGGTCTATCGCCGCCGCTTGGCGGTGCCGGCTCGCTCAAGTCGAGCGGCGGTAGGTAGTCCAACGCCGACTGCTGGCCCGTGATGTTCGTGTCTAGGTAGTGATCACGGGTTGTCTTTGGGTTGGCGTGCCCCAGGTGGTCCGTGGCATCACCGCCCCCGGCCTTCACGTAGGAGCCAGACGCCTTGCGGATGGCGTGGAATCCTCGAGGTTTCACGCCGGCCCGGCGGCAGATGATCCTGAACGTCTGAAACAGGCTGCCCAGCTGCCGGTTGTCGAGCCACGGCCAGACGAGCCCGGCATCGGCCCCACGATACAGCCGCAGCTGCTGGGCGAGGCTGGGTGCGATCTGCCGCTGGATCGTCTCGACGCCGCCCTTGCGGTTCTCGCCCAGAAACGTCATCCGGCAGGCGTCCAGATCGGCCTCGGACCACCGGATCCGCAGGTGGCTGCCGATACGCTCGCCCGTGTACCACAGGGACTGCACCAGCGTCATCCAGAACCATGGGGCCGGGACGCCACCGATTGAGCCCTGGCAGACCCGAGCCGCCCGGATGATCGAAGACACCTCTTCCACCGTGTAGCCTCGTGGCGGCCTCGTGGGGACTCTCAGGCGTGGCAGATCAGGGAACTCGGCGGCAATCCGTTTCCGGGCGGCGAAATTCCACAAAGCCGACAGGTGGGCCTTGTCTTTGGCCACGCTGGCCGGCGAGCAAATTTTGCCACGGTGCGGCGTGACGGCACGCCACCGCAGGAACTTGGCAATCGTCAGATCGTCAAAATCCGCAACCGTCGGCTCTCGCTCAAGGAAATCCCTGAGCCTGTCGATGCTGTGTCCAAACAACACCACGCTCCTAGCCGACAGGTTGTGGAGCGGTGCGTATCTCTCAATCAAAAGTTCTCGAATCGTCATGGCTAGTGCCTCCCTTTTTGGTGTAGTGGGCACGAGTGTACATGCGTTCACCAGCAGCCTTCAACTAGGACTGAAGTTTTTGTCCACGTGGACAGCAAACTTCGTCCCATGCCCTCCGCTGCTAATGTGCCCCTACACCGGCATTTTCGCCGGTTAGGGGACTGCTAGTTTCGGGTTGCCGTTTGGCGGCCCCGCTAGCGGTCTAGGCAAGGTGGACAGTTTGACTCGCCTATCTGCGGCGTTAGTATTGGGGCATGGTCGTGGCACTACCCGAAGGCAAAAAACTGATCTCGACGGCTGACGCCGCCAAGCTGCTCGGCTGCACCATGGGCCGGATCCGCCAGCTGGGCGTGGCTGGCCCCAAGAAGGGCGGCCTGACCCGCTACTGGGCCGCCCCGACCGCCCTGGTGTTCGATGAGGCCGAGGTGGCCAAACTGGCCGCCAAGCGTGCCAAGGCCAAAAAGGCCACCGGCCGCCCTCGAGGCGGGTTCAAGGCGAACTAGCCCCCTTACCCGGCCAAAAACAGGCCCGGAAAAATCTTTTCTCTCACCCGTTGACAGTTCTAACGCCGACGCTAGTATAGGGACGTGCGAGCGAATGAGACTCGCAGCCGCTAACTGGGAGACGAGACGATGAAGACTTTCAAGCTGATCGACGCCAGAGGATTCACGACTAAGTTCACTGTGCACGCTAGCGGCAACGTTTCGATTGAAGATTTCGACCGCGACGGCAACTCAATGGGCTGGCCGTTTACGACAGACACCAACGGCGGACGGGTGGAATACCGAAAGTGCGTTGAGAAGTTTGGAATGAAGCCCGCCTGACCAAACAAACGGTGTGGCCACCCGGCCTGCCGCAAGCTGCGAAACGGGTGGCAGTCGCACACAGGATTCTCTGGCCAAGGAGGGCCACGCAATGCAACGCCGATGGAACGCCGCACTACAGTCGCTGGTTCTGGTCCGCATCGGCCAGGAGCTTGGCACCGACTCGCCGGCCGCTCGAGCTCTGCACGATTTGCTGGAGCTGCTGGCCAGCGTGGCAGGAGCCCTCACCCGTTGACAGTTCTAACGCCGCCGCTATGCTGCTGCCACGTTTCTAACGCCGACGCTATAGCCGCATGGTGTACGAAAGAATCAGTCCCACAAACGCCGTTTTTCCCGAGCGCCACGCACCAAAATCCGATTTGACGAGTTAGTGAACGCACGTATAGTTGCCCCACCAACCGAAGGAGAGAGCCCCAATGATCGTGAATCCAAGCAGCCCGCACGAAAACGAGTACCTGGCCGCCATCGCCGGCCTTGGCGAGCAGACGCATAGCCCCGTGCCGAGCCGCACCTACGCCATTGGCGACTTCGTCAGCGGCGTGACCGCCGGAAAGCGGTGGAGCGGCCGCATCTGGAACGTCGATGGCGACCGGCTCTCCATCGAGATCGACGGCGGCTGGCTGGCCGTGAGCTCGAAGGACGTGACGCACTAGGCCCAAAAACACCGGGGGATTTGGCACAGGTATTGCCCCCCCCCCCCCCCC